GGATACAGTGGACGGACTGCACTTGGCAACACGCAGCGGATGTTATAGCACGTAGTGGATGTTACACGTAGTACATGTAGCGTATAACCGTAGCGTTTGTATTACACGTAGTACCCGTGGTACACGTAGCGTATGTGGCCGGTTCCCTACGCTGAGCGCCTATAGCGTCCAAATCCGGAGTACCGTTGGTCTTTACCCATATCCTCCTATAGGAATACGCCCTTGAATCAAAAATCTTTAAAAAAGCGTCTTTCCTCCCCCGCCCCGCAGTCATCGAACGGCTGTTCCGGGAATCGAGCGCCTATGGCTTGCGCCTCGTGGTTCTATGGAAAAATCGCCTATAGGCGCGGGAGGGATTTTAGGCCGTGTACGACGGGTATGTGGAGGTTCCGTGGAGATAGGCGAACGGCCTTGACATAAAAAGTCAAGTGTCCTCACCGATTTCCATGAAAAATCCACAAAAGCGAGTTAGACGTGGCTTACTTTGGAGTTAGACGTGGGTGACAAAAAAATAGGCAGGGCTGTTGGGACCACCCTGCCCGGACCCGCCACGACTCAAACGTCTGTATACCGTCCTGCCCGGCTCGCTATCCCCCGGTGACTATCGCCCCTAGCGCCTTGAACGTGGTTACAGTATAGCGCATTCGTGGCGCACGTGGGGCCGTGAGTCGGCACGCCTCACAAAACGCGCACAATAGCCGTCGTTAGGCTGTTCGGCACATTCCACTAGCTATTGTACTGTATCGGTAGCCTTGAACATGCCTTGCAAGGGCTTGTAGTGGCCCTAGAACGCATGTTAACTGATAGACTGGCATAAGTACCCACGTTGGTAGTCTCAAGACATTCTAGGGCATTTAAGCGAACCGTGCTCGCGTTGAATGCGGGCCTTACAGCCCGCTTAAAGTTCGATTAGGCTAACTTGCAAGGCACAAAAAAAGCCCCCAGGTTTCCCTGGGGGCCTCCTTGTTTACTCGCTCAAGCCAAACCAGAACGTGCCTTTCTCGTCGCACGTGCGCACGACGTCTCCCGCGTCGATGGCAATCTTAAGCAGACTGCGCATCTTCTGGGGGCTCACGACCGCGATGGAGCACCAGCCGTTTTCAGTGGCGAGGTTTGCAAGCTCCTTGCAAAGCTTCGTTCCCTCGCCCGACTCACGCCAGGCGCGCACGATAGCAGTAGCGTCGTTGCGGTTTTGAATCTGCTCCTTAGTGGGGGCTCCGCCCTTGCTGGACTTTTCAAGCGTTTCGAGGTGCTTGGCCGCCTTGCTTGCGACCTCCTGGGCGCTGTAGCCCTCCTGGGCGCAAAACGCCTTGAACTCCTCGGCCTGGGAGGCGATGAACTTGCAAAGCGTGCGCTGGGCCTGGGCGTTCGTAATCTTGCTGGTGGTGGTAGCCATGGTGTGGCTCCTCTCCTCCCCCTCGTCGGGGGCTCGTAGTCCTTGGGGCTTTTCCCCTTGCGACTGATTACATAATACACCATGTGGGCACCCGCGGTCAAGCGTTTTCTTTTCTCCACAAGGCCTCCACAAACGGGAATCGTGGCGCTTTTGTGCATTCGGCGACGAGCCTTGACAAATATGCCGGGGATATGGTATAATTTTTTCCGCCGAATTGTGGAGAAAACGTGTTCTTTCTGTGGAGGGCCTTGACAAACGCGAGCGTAGCTCGCTTAAAAAAAACGCCCCAGGTCTCCCCGGGGCGCTCCGTCTGCTTACTTTTGTTTCTTCGGCGCTTTAAGCTTTGTTCCCCACTTTACCCCAGCCTTGACGTGCCCTCCGTGTCGGCGCATGCATTCCCATAGGATGCGCGCCTCGATTCTGCTATCGTCGAGGGCCGTGTGGGATTCGATAAAATCGTGGTTTCCAGTGACGTACCGATAGACCGCCTCGGCCGTCATGCGAGGTGTGCCCTTAGCCGTCACCAGCCCCTGGGACTTAGCCCAGGCCGTGTACTTTTTCGTGGCGCAAACCGTGGTCGCCGAGGCGCTCATGATGTCGTAAAGCTTCACGCCATATGGCATGAACAACTTTTGATACCCGCCCGAGTAGTCCTCGAGCGTCGCGTTGAGTGTGGCGTAGTCGAAACGACAGTTGTAGGCCCAGGCTTGCTTGATATGGTACTCCTTGCATGCGGACTTGAATAGGTCTCGGGCTTGCTTGAAGCTCACCTGGTGGAGCGTGCCCAGGTGCATCATGCTATAGTATTGCGGTAGTTTGTCGCAGTAATACGCGTTGGACATTATCTGGGCGTTCTTGAACGTGTCAAGAATCGCGACGTTGCCCGAGTCCACCTCGTGGCCGTCGTTCGTGTCCATGACGACCCACCCGAGGTCGTACACGCGCATTAGCTCGGGCTGGACGCCCTCCGTCTTCACGATGGGCGCGGCCTCGGTGTCTAGTACGATGACGTTCATTTGTTACCTGCCTCCTGCCCCTTGGGGCGATTCCGTCGGCCTCATTGCCAATCGGTGCCCTCCACTATACGCGCCTTGCACGTCCATGGCAAGCGTTTTCAGGGCCTCCACAAAAGCGACACGTTCAAGCGGGCGTTCATATGTGCATGCGTTCATGCACAACAGCATATAGCCATAGATGAGTATATGCATAAGCGCACATAGCGCGCGTTAACGCGTAAGTAACCCGCAGGTTACTTACGCTTATATGTAACCCATGGCTGACTCGGCAAGTTAGACGTGCCGAACTCCTGAAGAAGTCAACCATGGGTTACTTTGAAAGTCAACCATGGTTGAGTTAGCCGTGTCTAACCCAGGGTGCGGTCTTGTGGATTCATTTACCGACACGTGGGGAGCACATGGCCTTCGGCCTCCCCCTCGGCACGCTTACAGTATGCCACGCCTCGGACGGCAAGTCAAGCGGAGGTTCTGTGCTCCACAGTCCCGCCACATTTGACAAACGCCTTGCTTTTGTGCTAGAATGGAGGGTTTTTCAGGATTTTTGTGCGTTTTTTGTGAATTGCCGAGTCAATCTTGACAAACTCGTGGCCGGCATGGTATAATTTTGTCGCCAAATATGGAGATTTTGTGTTTATTTGTGAGACTTCTTGACTTTTGTGAGGTGCTGTAAGCCCATTCTCGACGCGTTTCCGTCGTGTCGGCACAGTCAGGCCCCCACGTCCCCAACGCCTTGATTTGAGGCACTGTAGGGGCCGTGGGGGCCTTTTGCGTCTATCCCTCGTACTGGAGCGTGTGGCAGTACTCCTCATCGCTCGTCTGATAATCGACCGTCTCGACACGGCTGGCCTCCACATAGAGCACCTTTGCCGAGGCGCGCACGATATGACCGCGCTCGTCCGTCTCAAATAAAATCAGGTCGACCTCGCACGGCATGTCGTCGATGCCGAGCTCGTTGTAGGCCGTGTCGACGCAGTCGCGGACTGCGTCCTCCTCGTCCGCGCCCTCGCCCTCAAGAAGCCGTGTAAAATAATCGAGCTTTTTGACGTTGTCGACGTTCATGCCGACGTAAGAGTCAAGGGCGTTCTCGAGTACCTCGTCGAAGACCATGAATGCATAGAACATAGCGCGCTCCTTTGCGCTCGGGCGGGGCCGTCCCCCGCGTCGATTTACAGTATGCCACGTCTGGTCGCAACGTGCAAGCGGTTCACAAAAGCTTCACAGGGCTACCCGACGGTCGGGACGGCCCACACGGTCGTATCCCCGATGCGATGCTTTACCAGCGGCGTGCGAATCGCGTTCTCGAGGAGTCGCTCAAGCTCGCCCCTCGGGCACATGACACGGCTGAAGAAGAGACGAGCGGCCATCGGGACTGCGCGGGAGTCGATTGCCCCCATGGCCCACTCCTTGCCGTGGGCGCGTGCGTAGCAGTGGAAACGGACGTGCATGCGATACCTCCCTGATAGGGTTGCCCCGGGGCTTTTCCCCGTTGCGTTGAGGACATATTACCTCGTTTGCCCGCCTGCCGTCAAGCGCCGGGGCCCACTCCACAGAACGCACACATTTCGGGACTCGACGGCAGATGTGTGGATATTGTGTCGGCTATTGACAAAAGCGCTGGAATGTGGTATAATAAGCGAGCATAGCTCGCGTTAACGCGCGTTTCACGCGCTTATTTTTTCCGCCGTGTTCGATGCGGTTGACTTTTTCTTGAAACCATAGGGGGCCTCGTGGCCCCCTTATTCTTTACGCTCTAGAACCTCGGAGGGTTCCTCTTCTCGTGGGCGATGTAGGCAACTGCTGCGAACCATGCCCCCACGCCAACGCACCACAGCAGGGGCTCGCCTACCCCGCTGACCCCTGCGGACAGCACCAGGCAGACGAGAACGCCCGCGATTGCCACATCCTCAACGACTCCCCACATATCAAGCTCCTCGCTCTCTCGGTTGGTTGATGAGACTATTGTAGCACAGGGCGGGACGGCTTGCAAGTGCCGTTGCCGTCCCGGGATGCGTTTCACTTATTCTCCACTTCTGAAAATCTCGACTGGCATGCTGTAACCGCTGACCTTTGCCTCCACGATTTTCGTGGTAACTGGGCTGACGCGGTGTTTGGAGAAAGATGAGACCAGCCCGCTCGTTGCGGGTTGCTCGAGAGTGTACACGTCGACGGTGAATGCCCCATCCTGCCAGGCCTCGGAAAGCACGTTTTGAATAGCGTCGATACAGAAGACCCCCTCGGCGACATCGTAGCAACAATAGCTGTCCTCTATTGTGCGAAAGAACGAGGCGAGCTCGGCGGCATCCATGCCGACGAACTTTTCCTCCGTCCAGTTGGGCTTCTCGTCGTAAGTGTCGGCGATTGCATAGAACATTTGAGACCTCCAATGTCGAATGCTCGCGACCCCTCGTCGCTTGCGTTGACAAGTATATTACTCCGTTTGCTGTCTCATTGCAAGCGCTTCCTTGGATTCACATTCTCTACACATCTTCTGTGAGGGGCTAAGCGCACTTTGTGCGCGTTAACGCGGGCTACAAGCCCGCTTAGGGCCCCTAGAAACGATGTTGGCGGGTAACCCCTAGTGTGTGGGCTTACCCGCTTTTTTCATGCGATATACGCGATTGTGTGGCCTTACAACAGCATAGCGAGGTTCCTCACGAGGTCGACTGCGTCGAACGCGGTTCCTTTTCCGCTCGCCTCCCACGCGTCGCGGTTGGGCTTTTCATCGTCGAACAGGACTCCGTGCCCCCTCACGATTTTCTGCTTGGGCGTGCCGTGCTTGACAACATGGACGGAGTCGACCTGGATGCCGTGGCGCTTCAACCATTCCGCCTTTGCCCTCCTCACCTCGCGGGCGTAGCCCCTCGACGGATTGCCCCCGCAGTTCCAACTAACCACCTCGACCGTGTGCCCACGCATGCGCAACGTCCGCAGAACGTCGTTTAGCGCGTCGCAGTCCACCAGCGGGGTTGCGTCGAGGTAGGGGGATACGTCCTCCGCCCGCAGTTTGTCAAGCCATGACGGCACGGAGTACAAGTCTGCTATCGTGCCGTCCATATCGAGCGCTATCACCATCGCAAGTCTCCCTAGAGAATGCCCCCGCCCTTTGCGGTTGCGTCGCGGACATTGTACGCCTTGCGGATGAGCCAGGCAAGCGTTTTGCCGACCTCCACAAATAGACTGCTTTTGTGAGAACTTTGTGGGGGAGGTTGACGTCTGTCTTTTTCTTTTATATATTTTCTTTTTATATAAGTAGTAGTAGTAGGTCGAGTTGAAAAGTTGAAAACTCGGAGAAGACGCAGGTAGATAGATAAAAAAATGTTCAAAACCCAGTTGAAAACTTGTTGAAAACTTGTTGAAAACTTTTGGTCAAACTAATTTTTGGAGTTTTCAACAACCCAAAACAGAATAATGTTGAAAACTTGGTTGAAAACTTGGTTGAAAACTCCGGTCAAACTAAAGTTTTCAACAACCTGATATGGAATATTGTTGAAAACTTTGTTGTAAAAACAACGAATGTTGAAAACTCGGTTGAAAACTTTTTAACGGTAATAAACCGCTACGGTAATAAACCGCTACAGTGAATGCGTAGGCTTTGTGGAGATCTCCATTGTTCTTGACGCACGCCCCCCATCGGTGTATATTGTAATCACACCAGCGAAGGGTGAGTGAGCGGGGAAACAAGCGAGCGAAGCACGCGTTAACGCGAACGTAGTTCGCTTAAAACCAATAGTACCCGCAAAACCCGGTAGGCGAGCGAGTGGGGTGGGGCCATCACCGCTGGGGGCTAGACAACGGCCCGACGGCGTTTTTCACAAAAACGGCACAGACTTCCGGATTCATTTACCAGCACGAGATACCTCGGCTCGTCCGCTCTCCCCTGGCACGCTTCCATTGTAACGCAAAAAAGCCGCCCGCCCGTGGTTGGGCAGACGGCTCCATGATTACTCCACAATCTCGCTAGCGGGCTTCTCGGCCAGCTTGCGCCCGCAGAACGGGCAATAGTAGATAGGTGTTTCCGTTTCGCTTGCGCCCTCCTCCTCAACGTCCTCGATATGGAGGACTAGACTTGCGACGCCGTCGCTGACCAGGATGCCGTCGTAGCGCTGGAGATAGCCCGACTGGTCGTTGACAGTCGCAAACCAAGGGAGCGGGGCGTTTTCGAAATCACAGTACTTGCAAGCCATGGTGTGCCTCCTAGCACGTGGGCGGGGCTTTTCCCCTCCGATAATTGAATGGTATCACTACCTGGGCCAGTAAACGGTTCTAAAAACCACCTACACAAAACCGGCACATATCCCAGTCCCCGAACACCAGATAGCATGCGATGGCCTCGGCGTGCCGTCCACCGTCGCGCACGGACGGCAGGGATAGCATGCGGTTGTACTCCGTCGCGTCATCCACCGCCCCGCACGTGGCGCGGAGGACGTTCAAGGCGGGGCGGATAACTGCGCACGCCAGGCGCTCCATGAACGTGATGCCGTACAACCTGCGAACGTCTGCGGACTCCATGTTGGCAACCTCCGATTGACTTGCAGGGCCTGCCCCCGCGACTGAAACGCGCACAGCGTGCGCTTACAGGCATACAATAGCACGTTGCAAACATGCTTTGAGCGTGATAGAATGGATTCACAAAAGATGCACAAAAGCCTAAATAAGCAGACGTGCCGTCTCATTTTGAAATCTCCACTGAAACGGCACATTCAATCTGCTGTTGTGCATATGTGCATATCTGAATAAATACAGTCCTATTTTAATTTTTAATATATGAATATTTATTCATATATATCCCGATACGACATATGAGCGGATATTCATATGTCCTAAAGTTTTACATGGGTGACTTGGGTTTGAAAAGTGTGCCGTGGTTGACTTTCAGGAACGGGAGTCAACCATGTGAAACTCGGTCGGTTGCCGTGAAAATGAGTGTTAACCATGGCTAACTTTCGCCCCCGATTATGGAGGGCTTGGGCCATGCTCCTAAAGAACATATATGGCAACCTCGTTTTCGTTTCTGGGGTGTTCTAGTGCCCCTAGAACGCGCGTTTTGGAGCGACTGGGACTGGCACCCCAGGACGCCGCTTATTTACGCCCTGGGGTGCCTAGTACCTCATATGAGAACTACTTTACAATCTTGTAGCAACGGCGCGTGCCACCGTTGTAGTCCTTGACGTACTCGGTGCGGTTGAGCATGCCGAGTTTTGTCATATACTGGGTGAGGTTGCGCACGAGGCCATCGCGCACGTCACCATAGAACGCGGTAAAGTTCTTCTTCTCCAGGGGGCACGGGTTCATGCGCGTATCATGCTCCTTGCAATATGCCTCGAGGTCGCCCTTGCAACCGAGGAGGTACTGGATTTCCCCGTTTACCTCCGTGAAACAGCCGTAGAGCAGGGACGGCTTCTCGTCGAGAACCTCTATGACGTTCGCGTTTGTGATGAACCCGCACTCGTCCTCCCTATCGACCAGGGCAGACATAAAATCCTCCCACTCGGGCGTGCCGTTCCATTTGTCAATCAACGCGGCCTGGGGCGAGTTCTCCAGGCTGACCGCGTACTTGAACGCCTTGAACTGCTCGGGGGTGAGCTGGTTGGACAGGGACTCGATGAGCTCGGCGCTGACGTTCATTGTGTATCTCCAATCGCTTGGTTGCTCGGGGGCCGTTCCCCCTCGCTCGACGACACATATATTACTCCGATAGCCTGCGCATGGCAAGCGATATCCGTCCCTCCATACAACGCACACAAACCGCCTGGACGGCACAGAAGTCAACCAGATCTAACTTTCACCCCGCTCTTGTCGAGTTAGCCATATGAAACTCGACGAGTTCTCGCGGTTCGACGAGTTTCACTCGGTTGACTTCCTATGTTAGCCTTGGTTGACTTCCGGGATTCCGTATACGAGAGTTAGCCGTGCGATACTTTACTCGCCTAAAGTGTTAGCCTTGGTTAACTTTTCGAGGCCCTATGCGGGGGCGTTCGGCGACGCCCCCGGTTGCAAGGCTTTACGGTATGGCAATGAGGATATCGTCAACGTCGCACGTGTCACCATCGACGTACCTCCTCGCCGGGCCCATATACCCCCAGGCCAGCATAGCGTCGACGACAACCTCGTCAATCGACGTGCCGTCGTCCTCCGGGAGCTCCTCGTACCATGCCGAGGCAGTGGCCCAGATTCCCTCGCGGATGGACTCGAGTGCCTCGGGGTATTCAACATCGTTCGACCCCATATAGCCCTGGATTGCATTCGGCCAGTCGAGCGCGTTTACAACGTAAAGCATAACGGCCTCCATAGCGATGATAGCGGGTGGAAACGATACGCGCCCCGAGGGATAAGCGGACCCTTGGGGCGCGTATCTGCTATGCCAGCCAGTAAATCCCCCAGTTGGGTTTAATCTCCTCGGACATCTCGATATCGCAGATTAGCTGGTTTAAGCCGTTTGTCTTCAGCGCGTTCTGGATAGACTCCAGAACGCTTGTTTCCTCGGTTGTACCCCAGATAGCCGCGCTATGCACTCTCTCGAGGAGGCGACGGCGTGCCTCCTCCTCGCGCTCGTCGAACGTCAAAAACCGCACCTCGACGTGCTCGTCCTGCTCCTCGGCGTACTCGAGTGCCTCCTCATAGGTAGGGAAATAAAAAGTAAATCCGTCATCGTCCGAGGCCTCGCTCCAACGCCAGGACTCGGGGTAAAACTTGTATGCAACAGACGTAAGGATAGTCTCGTTTTCCTGGGTGTTTGTGTTAATACCGTAAAACATGATGGCCTCCTAGTGGCCTCGTGAGGGGGTTTCCGTCTCCCCCTCGGGACAACACATACTTTACTCCGATTGAACGTCTGGGGCAAGCGATATCAGCCCCTCCACAAAACCTCCATACGCATGCATACGTATGCATATGCATATCGACATACGCGCATACATATGCCGTGTAGCACCAGGGGGCGTGGATGTCAATAGAGCCTCGGCATTCTTCACGAGATCGCCACAACATGGTTAGGCCGCTGGGTCGATCTCGAAAAAACCGTTTTGTCAATACCCCGGGGGCATATTCACGGAATCTCCACAATCGATCTGGCCGGGCGGCCCCCTCCGACATCAAAAATCTCAAAACTTATTTTCAAATCCGAACTTCTAACGCGAGCTCTGCTCGCTTATCTCAAAAGTGGTTTTCAAACCCGGAAGGAGCCATATGTCCCCTGTCACGTCTGTAGCGTCCTGCATCCTTGACATCTACCGCTTTCCGATATCGGCGAGGCGTTTGCACGACATCGTGTTTCTGTCTGATTGCCACGCCATGCGCGTTCTCGGCGACGTCCTCTTCCCCGACGAACTCTTCCTTCGTCGCGGCATCCCCGTCACACGTCCGCTTCTCGACGCGTTCGGCACGGTGCTCCCGGCAAGAGGGTGGCGTCTCGGGCCCGTCAGGGACCTGCCGGACGACGACAGGCAGGTTGTCGTCGATGCAATGTGGGCCACGATAGACGCGTCCGACAGGGTGCTCCACGCATTCGTCAGAGACCTCTTGTCAGGTCGTCGCTCATATCGTGAGATGGACCTGCAAGAAGTCTCCGTGCTCGGGGTATAATCCCCGCGTGTGCGCGTGAAAGGGGGCATGCTTTGCCCGATGTTTTCGATTTCAAGGAGTCCGACCCCAAGGCCCGCAGGAGGGCCGTCGAGGACTCGCTCTCCGACAACCCGCGCCCGAGCAGGGCGCAGCTCTCCGCCATGGCCGACTACATGCTGTTCGTGTCGGACCCTGGCTCTACGACCGCCGAGCGCAGGGAGGAGTACCCGCTCCTCACCCGCAACAGGCAGTCCACGATAGCCAAGAGGGAGGTGCAGGCGGAGTCCGTGTCCGCTGACGGGATGTCCTCCGAGGACACACTGTCCGCGCTGTCCTCCGACATGCCGTCGACCGCCCTCGGCGTGCGCAGGGGCGAGCTCCCCGAGCTCGACGACTGGCGCATGAGGGAGAACGCTGAGGCCGCTCGCTCCTTGAGCCGTCAGGCGGAGTCGGCCACCGGCAAGAGGCGCTTCGAGCTCAAACGGCAGGTCATATCCAAGTACCGGGAGAAGACGGCGATCCGGGAGTCCGTCTCGCCCGCGATACCCCCCGTGCCGAGGTCGATCCTGCCCCCGGACGCCCCGGGCCTGCTGGACGACGACGTCGTGCTCGACCCGGCCACGCAGATGCCGAGGGGGCGCAGGGGGCTCACCATGTGCGACATGCCGATGGTCAGGGCCCTGCTGGACGACTACGCCCAGCTGAAGGCGCTCTCGCAGGGCGACAGCAGGTCTGACGTGGCGGCTCTCCTGGCAGACCTGGAGGAGTCGCTCGACGCGGTCTTCTGCGACGACCCGGTGATGGCGGAGTTCGTGCGCCTGAAGCTCGGTGGCATGTCGGACGGGGACGCCTGCGACGTGATGGCCGAGAGGACGGGCGTCCACCGCTCCGAGCGGTATTGGGAGTCCAGGTGGCGCGTGAACGTGCCGAGGGCCGTGTGCACGAGGGCCCAGAGGCTCTGGTTGCTCCGGCACTGGGGCAAGTGGAAGGTGTGCACCATGTGCGGAAGGGCGCTTCCCGCCCATCCTGCATGGTTCACACGCAACACCAGCAAGGACGGTTTCTATTCAAGATGCAAGGATTGCAGGACCAAGACAAGGAAGGGGTTGGTCGACGATGCCGACGCCGAATGATTTCGATGTCATAAACAGCCTTTACTCGCAGAGCCAGTCTTATATAGCGGAGCACATGGGGGACGACGGGTTCTCCCAGTCGGACGAGATGAGGCTTGTCGGCAGGTACAGCAGTGCGCTGTTCCTTGCCGTCGAGGCCTGTGCCGACCTGCTCAACTACCGCGCTTTTGTGGAGGCCAACGCGCAAGAGACGCTTTCTCTGAGTCAAGAGCAGGGGGAGCCGGTGGCAGAGGGCGCCGCTGAGGACGAATGAGCAACACGATGAGGAGGGCGTGCTCGAAGTGCGGGCGCGTCAAGACCATGGACCGCTTCTTCGCCTACAAGAGCGGGGAGAAGGACGACATCTGCAAGGAGTGCCTCCTCGAGCACGTCGACAACAACGATCCGGAGACGTTCAAGTGGATACTTGAGCGCTACGACATCCCGTACAACGAGAGGTTGTGGGTCGGGAGGGCGAACAAGGAGTACCTGGCGAATCCCGGCAGGTTCGGCCCGGCGAGCGTCATCGGCAAGTACATGCGCGACATGAAGATGGCGCAGTACAAGAGGTTCGGCTACAAGGATTCCGACAACCCGGACTTTGTTGGCCTCGTGCCGGCCAAGGACGAGGCCAACGAGGCCCTGCTCAAGCAGAGGCTCGACGCGGGGGAGATAAGCCAGGCGGAGTACGACACCATGTCGGTGACCGCCGACGGGGGCAACCCCCACGATGTCAAGAAGGTCTTCACCGCAAAGTCAGACTACGTCAAGTCCGTCAACGAGTCGCTCACGGACGAGGACCGCATGTACCTCATGTTGAAATGGGGGACGTCTTATTCCGCGGACGAGTGGGTGCGCATGGAGCGCATGTACAAGAAGTACTGCGGGCAGTACGACATGTCGGTCGACCGCGAGGAGACGCTCAAGAAGCTGTGCCGGACCAGCGTCAAGATGGACAAGGCTCTTGAGCACGACGACATGCTGGACTACAAGAACCTGTCGCAGGTGTACGACTCCCTGCGCAAGACCGGCAAGTTCACCGACCAGCAGAACAAGGAGGACCGCTCGGACGTGGTCGACTCCGTCGGCCAGCTCGTGCTCCTATGCGAGAGGGACGGTGGCATCATAGAGCAGTTCCCCGACCCAGAGGAGTACCCGCAGGACAAGATCGACGCCACACTGAACAACTTCAAGCAGTACAGCGTCAACCTGTTGCGCAACGAGCCAAATGTTGCGGGGCTCATCGAGACTTACATCACGAAGCTCGAACAGGCAGACGAGAAGACGAAGCAGTTTATGGCGACGATGAGCGACAGGGACATACCGCCGGGCCCCGACGACGATGACGAGGAGGTCGACGAGGATGGCTCTTAAAGACCTTTTGGAGACTCAGGGGGTTGCTGAGAGCGCGAGGGACGTGGACCTCTCCGAGAAGAACGTCATGAGGCACATGGACAAATACCGACAGCTGATCGCATACTGGCGCGTCTATCCCGATCGCTTTGTCGACTACCTCTGTTCCCTCAATCCAAAGAACTCTTTCAAGTTTTTCTTCTATCAGCGGTTCAAAAGATAGGACCATTTGTCGTGCAAACGGCATCTAAATAGCATCTAATTGCTGGAACACCCTAAAGCCTACTTGCCGTCCGAGGCTCAACCTCTTTGGCCTTGGTGAGGAGCGAAAGCAGAAACAATAAGTAGGATGAGATATGGTTAAACCCTAAGTCTTATAGAATGGGCAATCAGCAGCCAAAAGGAGGCAAGCAAAAAATATGCCGAAGACTCTTTCAGTTGAAGAGTTTGACTCTCGTATAAAAGACAGATTTCCACAAGAAATGTTTCAAATTTTGTCTTATTCCGGAACAGGGAACCCTTTCTCTATAAAATGTCAAGGATGTGGACAGACGATAACAGTTTCAAAAGCCATAAATTTTCTAGCAAAGAACAAGGCTTATGGGTGTGTTAATTGCCATGGGTTATGGAAAGACAGAGAGAAGAAGTGGGATAAAATTAAAGAAAAATATTATGTGGAAGACACTGGCAGTACTTATATGACCCATAAGTTGTATAGATTCATATGTAAGAAATGCGGGGCTATCAGAACCGGGACGATGAACAACGTCTTCCTTCATCTTCTTTGTCGCTGTGAAGGACAAGCAAACAATTGGACCCCTGCAGAACTGAAAGCTACTCTAAATGATAGATATGAGGTTCTTGGCTCTCCTCTCCACATAACGGACAAGACAAAATTAAAATGCAAACGATGCGGGATGATATGGGACGTCAGACTTGCGGATGTTATCTATGGAGAAATGTCCGGTTGTCCAAATTGCCACGCTCTTGACACACAAAGTGTTGGAGCTCGTTTTGTAAACGACTGTCTTGATGAGATGGGGATAGAATACGAGAGAGAAAAACCAGTTGGAAAAACGGGGTTAAGATTCGACTTCTTTGTGCCGTCTCAGAATATTGCTATTGAGTACAATGGCGCGCAACATTACAAGTTTGTGAAGATATACCATGTAAATAACGCAGGTTTTAAAAAGCACAAAGAGCGAGATAAGAAAAAAGCTCTGTATTGTGGACAAAATGGAATAAAACTTCTAGTGATTCCATATACCTGGAAGCCTTCGCATATAAAAGAATTTTTGCTTGCTGAATTAGGTTCAACGACTAGTGCTTCGGCACGTAGCTAACAAGGGTTAGCGAAACGGTGCTTTAGACGTTTTTTGTCTAAAAGATATAGTCTGATCTTTGTGGAAACACAAAGGGGAGCGATCCCGTCTCAAGTTTCCGGCTTGAGGCAAACACAAATACTATCTCCGTGCCATTTTCCGCCATCGTTATGTGTACGCCACTTTCACGCGAGGTTTTTCTAAATCGTTCATGGCGGTTCTTGCCTTAATGATAGAAGCCATCCTCTATCCTGGGAGTAAGCTTTTCATGGCATCTGACGTCAAGCAGCAGTCGGCCTCCATCCTTATTTCCAAGACAGAAGAGCTGATTCGTCTTATCCCTGCTCTTGCCAAGGAGATAGAGTGGGACACAAGAGGCAAGAACGTCAAGACGACGATGTCAAAGGACAAGGTGTCTTACCAGTTCAAGAACGGCTCGGTAATCGAGAATCTGGCCGCCGCCGAGTCTTCGCGCGGTCAGCGTTACACTTCCGGCATCATTGAGGAATGCGCCAAGATCGACGGCAAGATTCTTAACGCCGTTATCATCCCGACTATGGCCGTTGACCGCAATATCAACGGTCAAGTGGACAGGTCGGAAAAGATTAACCGCAGGCAACTATATATTACCTCGGCAGGCTACAAGGCCACGTTCGCCTACGAGAAGCTCATCCAGCTTTACTGTCAGATGGTCGTTGACCCCAAGCAGGCTTTCGTCTTCGGTGGCGACTACCGTTTGTCTCTTGCCGAGGGTCGATTGTCTGAGGAGGACATGTCCGCCACGCAGGCTGATGCCACATACGATGACACCACGTTTGCCATGGAGTACGGCTCGGTGTGGAGCGGCGTCGCGGAGGGTTCCTTCTTCGACCCCGACACCTTCGAGAAGTGGCGCACGGTGGAGAGTCCCGACATGAAGTACGACAACCGTACAAAAGGCGGGTATTACGTCATGGGCGTCGACGTCGGTAGGTTCATGTGCACGACAGAAATTGTCATCATGAAGGTTGTGCCGTCCGTGCACACCAAGTTCCCAAAGAAATATATACAGAACATCTTCTCTTACGAGGGTGAGAACTTTCGTTACCAGGCTTTGTACATTAAGCGGTTGTTTAATCGCTATAAATGTAAAGTGTGTGTTTTGGACGGGAACGGCATAGGTTCAGGCCTGGTAGATGAGCTAGTTCTGGACCAAGACGATCCCGATACCGGAGAGACGTTGTATGGATGGGGAGTTATAAACAAATATGACGAAGACATGGACCGATACAGCAGGTACGAGACGGTGAATACCGTTCATGATGCCCTTTATGTCATCAAGGCTAACCGAGAGCTGAACTCCTCTCTCTACGCCTACACACAGGCTCAGCTCTTGGCAGGACGCATTCGCTTTCCCATCTCCTCTCAGGTGGCGGAGGCAAACCTTCTTTCTCTTGAGAAGGGAAAGGCGATGACGAAGAGCCAGCGGGAGGATTTCTTGATGCCGTTCAAGCAAACGGACATTTTGAAGCTCCAAATGCTGAATCTGATTATAAAAGACGACGTCGTGGGTACAATAGTGCTGAAGCAGTCCAACACCAGGTTGCCGAAGGACAAGTTCTCAGCCCTCATTTATGCGCTCTATTGGTGCAAGATGGAGGACGAGAAGGCCGGTAGGCGGAAGAGCAACTTGGGTGACTTTGTGTTTTTCAGTTAAATTGGTCAAACTCTCAGCAGCCAAAACGAGGTTAAACCAAATAAGCTCAGAAAAGGACCGCGCATATTTGTCCGTATGCGCGGTTTTTTTATGTTTGCCGTCCAAGGAGGCGATATGGAGGACTCCAAGATGGAGATGAGGATACATGACATCCTCACAGAGGCGGACGTTCCGTTCCAGGAGGAATACACGTTCCCAGACCTTGTCGCCAGCTCCGGCAGGCCCCTTCGATTCGACTTCGCGGTCTTTGACGACTACGGCGACCTCGACTTTCTGATAGAGGCGAACGGCAAACAGCATTACTCCCCGGTGGCAAAGTTCGGGGGGTACAAAGGGCTGAAACGGCAGAAGTATAACGACTCTCAGAAGAAGTCGTACTGCGCCAGACACGATATCAAGCTTGTCACGATTCCTTACCAGGACGAGGGCAGGCTCTCGTATGAATATATAATGGAGGCCGCAGGCTATATGTGAGGAGGTGCACATGCCAGGTTCATTCGGGTTTGAGAGCGACCCCGTGAAGGCGTTCCCCACAGATTACAACTCCATCAAGGTCGGCAAGAAGAACATCTCCAACGATGTCACGGCCGATGTCGACGCTATAATCGAGAAGATTCAGAGTCGCAAGCCGATTAAGAAGAAGGACGTCCTTGAGGCGTTCAAACGCAACGAGATAAAGAAGCTCAGGGCCTACTCTGAGTTCTTCTTCAAAACGAACGGCATATACTCCCGCCTGTGTCGCTATATGGCCTACCTTTACAAGTATGACTGGATCGTCACTCCGATAAGGATCGACGACAAAGTTCCGGACAAGAAGGTCACGGAGGGGTGGGTAAAGTCGCTCATGCTCCTCGACAACTGCAACTTGAAGCAGATGTTCGGCGACATTGCCCTAAAGGTCATGAAACGCGGTTGTTATTACGGGTACATTTTAAGGCAGAAAGATGCCGTGTATCTGCAAGAGTTACCTATCGACTATTGTAGGGCGAGATATGCCAAGAACGGAATCCGTGCCGTCGAGTTCAATGTGACATACTTCGATGAGTGCTTCAAGGACATCGACTACCGCATGCGCGTCGTCAAGATGTTTCCCAAAGAGGTGCAGAAGGCATACGTCGCATACAAGACCGGCAAGTTGCCGAAGGACGTCTCGAGCGACGATGCCGGATGGGTTCTGCTTGACCCGGATATGACGGTCAAGTTCAATCTCAGTAACTCAGATATGCCGATGTTCGTCAATGTGATTCCTGCCTTGATCGACCTTGACGATGCACAAGAGCTCGACAAGAAGAAGATGGCTCAGCAACTCATCCGCATCATCGTACAGAAGTTGCCGATGAAGAAGGACGGGGACTCTGTCTTTGACTTCTCAGAAGCCGCTCAGATTCATAAGAATGCCGTCAACATGGTCGGCTCTGCCGTCGGGGTGAACGTGCTCACTACATTTGCCGACGTCGATGTCGCCGACATGTCTGATAAAGGCAACGTCTCAAGCGTCGACCAGCTCGACAAGGTGGAGCGCACGGTTTACAACGAGGCGGGCGTCAGCCAGATGCAGTTCAATTCAAGCGGGAACATCGCGCTTGAGAAGTCGATTCTCAACGACGAGGCGACGTTGTCGAACCTCATTCAGCAGTTTGAGGAGTTTGGACAGCGCATTCTTGGTCCGATGAACAAGAGCAAGAACCGTCTCTATTTCGAGTACTCGATTCTGCCGACCACCATCTATAACTACAAGGACATCGCGAAGATGTACAAGGAGCAGGTGACCATTGGATACTCGCTTTTGCTTCCTCAAGTTGCTCTTGGCAGGTCACAACTTTCTGTCTATGCGTCGGCTGTGTTCGAGAACAAAGTCATGAACCTCACCGAGCTGTTCGTGCCTCCTCAGATGTCGTCCACAGTCAGCGGAAACGGCGCACAGCCTCAGACCACCAAGTCCGGCGGAACGTCCAAGACGACCACTCAGACGACCGTCAAGACCGAGGACAAACAAACCGGAAGGCCGGAGCTCCCGGATGATCAGAAGTCTGAGAAGACGATACAGAACATCGAGAGCGGCTCGTAAGGAGACGATATGCTGAAAAACAAGTCTGTGGAGACGATATCGTCCCCAGAGTTTATTAACTTGGAGCCATGCAACGACATGGTGTCTAAGTGTCAGATCAAAGTCCTCTATGTTGGTAAGAACCGCAATGGTTCTTATATCGACAAGGAGACGGCCACTAAAATGGCTAACACTCTCCCGACCTGCCCTATCGTGGCAGTGTGGAGAGAAGATAAAGAGGATTTTGGCGACCATGGCCAGAGTATAACTATTGAGAATGGGGAGATCAAGTTCTCTTGCAAGACGAAGCCATATGGTTTCGTTGCTCCCGACGCGAAAGCCTGGTTTCAAAAGTTTACAGATACCGACGAGTTCGGCAATGAGATCGAGCACGAGTATCTTATGACAGAAGGATATTTGTGGACAGGCCAGTTTGAAGAGGCTAAAGGCCATCGAGTGAGGGCAACCGCATTCGTTGTAGCTATATAACGACTCTCTCGACGGTCATTGGTCAACAGACTCTTCAACGGGCCTGGATTTTTTCATAATTAACGATGCCGTGTTCAGCAAACTGTGCATTCTAGGCGACGACGTCGAGCCATGTTTCGAGGGAGCCTCAGTCACAGCTGCTCCAACCGATTACACGGATTCTAGCAACAGCGACGATTTTACAAGGACGCTGTTTTCTATGATGGAAGATTTAAAGGAGATTATTTCCAAGCCCGCTGAAGGGGGGTTAAACATGCAGGAAAATGAAGAGACGGTCGAAGAGGTCGTCGAGAAGCCTGTTGAGGATCCGGAGCCCGCTCAGGAACCTGTTGTTGACGACGAGCCTACCGTTGACCCCGAGCCTGTCGCCGAAGAGGCTGAGCCGGAGCAGGAGCAAACTCCTGAGCCTGAGTTCTCTTTGACTGCTCTTGTGGCCGAGGTCGATACCCTGCGTAAGCAGAACGCCTCCCTGCGGGAGGAGCTTGACTCTCTCAAGACTTTCAAGCTGAAGGTCGAGAACGACGAGAAGGATGCGCTCATCGCCAAGTATTTCATGCTTACCGACGAGGACAAGGCTGACGTCGTCGCTCATAAGGCCGAGTACACGTTAGACGAGATTGAGTCAAAGCTTGCGCTCGCCTATGTGAAGAAGAACGTCAACTTCGAGGTTGCCGACGATGACAAGGAGAAGGACGAGGAGCCCACGCTCACCTTCTCTCTTGATGACGACTCTCAAAACGGCAATCTTAACGACGTTGCAGTCGATCCACTTATTGAGGCTCTACGCGACTATAGGCGCGAGAACAGCACACTATAAAGGAGGAATATCCAAATGGCAGTTACTATTGACCGCGAGGCTCAGGTTCTCGCTGGGCATGACAACTTCGCCCAGGTTGAGGACAACCACATCTCTGCCAAGCGCGATGGTCGCGTCTATGGTCAGCTTCCCGCTGACAAGGCCATCGACACTCTTGAGCAGGGCATGTTCGTGAAGTATGATTATGCCAACGGTGCCGTCAAGTTCACCGGCGATGGCCCCTGGATGATGGTCTACAACGAGGAGAAGCTCTATGATGAGCGCAAGCAGATGCATCGTGACTATGCCATGCAGCGTAGCGCCTTCTACGACGGCGAGATGTATCCCCGCGTCCTAGGTATCGTCCCCGGCGACATCTGGACGACCAACGCCCTTGCAAAGGGTAGCTACAAGGTCGGCGACAAGGTTGCCCCCGGCTCCGACGGCTTCCTGGCCGCCGGCGAGGGTGACGGCAAGCTCGTCTGCCAGGTCGTCAAGGAAACCACTATGCCTGATGGCCAGCCTGCCGTCAAGCTTCAGTGCATTGTCGCTTAATTGAGAGGGGGACTAGACTAATGGAACCGATGAATAGAGAGAGCCTGTTCGCCCTCGCAAAGGCAGCAGTTAACAACGCTCCTATCAACTACAGTGCTGACGAGAAGTACAGCGCCGACGAGGTCAATGACGCCCTCCGCGCTCAGTTTGAGCTTCTTGCTCCAAACTATCAGGGCTTCCGTCGCAACGAGGCTCTGATTTACGAGCTTATCGAGAACACCATCGATGAGATTCTGCCTCGTAAGGTCATGGCCCAGTATGAGCGCTTCGCCGACGTGCAGTCCATCGCCCAGGGCGACCAGGCCGTCTTCAAGATTCGTATCACCGAGGCCGCTCGCAAGCGCGCCAAGGCTTTCGTGACGCGCGTGGGCCTGGCTGGTCGTTACGAGACCTTCATGCTTGACGGCAAGGAGCTTACGGTTGCCACGAGCGCCATCGGCGGTGCCGTGAAGATCGGCTTCGAGGAGTTCCTCGACGGCCGCTACAGCCTCGCTGACTTCACCGAGATTATGCTTGAGGGCATGGACGAGTTCATTTACGCCGAGATCCTTAAGGCTCTTGACGCTGTCGTCGCTCAGACCCCCGCTAACAACCGTGCCACGTTCGCCGGTTTTGACGAGGCTACCATGGACCAGCTTCTTGCTATCGCTGATTCTTACGGCACCGGTCGTTCTACCATTTTCTGCACGCAGGAGTTTGCCTCTCGCATGCTTCCTCAGGACAAGTACATCTCCGAGGATATGAAGAACCGCCTGTGGCGTGACGGCTGGCTCGGCGACTACAAGGGCCATACAGTCATTATGCTTGAGCAGTCTATGGTTGATGAGACCAACTCCGAGAAGGTCGTCGATCCTTCCAAGGCTTACATCTTTGCCTCTATCGCAGGTAACGAGAAGCCCGTCAAGATCGTCTTCGAGGGTCAGACCGCAGTCCGTACCATCACCGACAACGATGATTGGTCGACCGATATGCAGACCTACAAGAAGTTCGGCGTCGCCGTGTTCAGCAATCCTTCGATTTGTTGCTATACGAACACCGAGCTCAAGAAGGCCGTGCGTTAATTTTTAACGTTACTTCGTGTGCCTTTTGGGTACATTAAAATAACGGCCAGAACGGCATTCTGGTTAACGCGGTTTGTACCACGTTCAATTGCCGAATCGCTCAAAAGAGGGGGCTTCGGCCCCCTCTTTTTTTTATGCGGTTCACAAGGAGACAAAAGGAGAGAAAATGGCAGAAATTACACTAGTTCCGGACTCTACAAAAGTAAAGCTAACCAACATGATGGACTCGCCTACCGGCTATAAGATGCCGAACGGTTTGTTCCGTAGATTCGCTCCAAACGCGACCATAACGGTCACTGCCGAGGAGGTTCGTGAGGTGTCGAACATGCCGGGAGCGATTCAGATTTTCCAGAACTACATCCGGATCGAGAATCAAAAGCTCGCCGAGGAGCTTGGCGTCTCCGACGATGCGTTCCAGCATGAATATTCTTGGACGAAGAAGGACATCGAGGCCGCTCTCACCACAGAGCCTATCGAGGTGCTTCAGGATGCTCTCGAGTTTGCTCCCGACGCAATCAAGGAGTCCCTTGTCGATATGGCCGTCGAGCTTGAGATTCCGGACGTTAATCGTCGTAAGGCTATCCAGGAGGCCACCGGCCAGAACATAACGAAGATGATCGAGGTCAAGAATTCTTACAAGGCTACCGGCGAGGAGGAGAAGCCGGCTGTATCGGCTCGCCGTGCCTCTGACACAACTAAGAAGGCCGCGACTACCTCAACCCGCAGGACGGCAAAGAAGGCAGAGGAGTAATCGATGGATGTCCTTACCACACCGAGTCTTGAGACCCCGGAGGTAGAGGGACCTGAGACCCATTGTACTACTCTTGAGGAGATGTACGATATTTTTCTCGGAAGCATCACAGATGACATGTATATGGAGCTGACGAAAGAGGACACAGAGGGAATGCTTGACGAGATCCTTATGAAGGCGTTGCCGAATTTTGAGTTTCCTCGCAAGAATATCTTTGATATCAACTGGTCTGAACGTCATTTTAATGTACAGCTTACCGTCGAGGAAGAGAACATCATCTGTATGTATATGATTGCAGAATGGGTGAGCTATCAGCTTGCCAGTGTAGAGCTTGTACGACAAAAGTACAGCAGTAGCGATTTCAGCTTTACCTCTCAGGCGTCGCACATGGCACGCCTTATCTCTCTCAAGACGCACTATATGGATTTGGGGTTTCATTACCAGCGTCTTTATTGTCGTCGTAGAGTAAACGAGAATGGCGAGGTCGTGCCGACCATGGATATGATCATGGGAGATGAGAACAATGCGTCGCGCATGCACCATCGAGGTCGATGACGCGACACTTGACGACTTCTTCTACCGGGTCGGCAATCAGATATACAAACTGCTCCCGTTGCGGGAGGAGGGCGGTTCATGGAAGAAATTGCTTGACTCTCTTGTGCTCGAGCTCTCTGGCGTACAGGGCATGCTTCCCGAGTGCGCCGGGCTGTTCGAGTTGCTTTCAAAGTTAAGAGGGCTTCAAGAGCACGCTTTCGGCATGGACTTCATGGACTATCGTCGAACAGTGTTCGAGTGTTGTACCCTTGCCGGAAAAGTGAGGGGTGATTTCCATGTCGATGAAGACTATGAGGGATAGACTTTTGTGGCAAGGTGGATATGACACCATCTCTAGAATTAATCGAGACAAGCTTAGAACGCTGAGGCTTGCCCTCAAAGGGGACCAGCACTCAAGACGACTGGTGACTCCGGAGAAAGAGTGCTGGTACGGGTTGATCAACGACAACAAGTTGACAGCCGACTATGACCGCAAGATTCTTGCTATCGAGAAGGATGCGCATCTTAATCCGGGAGACACAATAGAGGTTCTCGACGACGGTTCTCATTGGCTCGTATACATGCCGTTCTTGTCAGAGACGGCGTACCTTCGCACCGAGATAATCAGGTGTAGATATACAATAGACATAGACGGTACTCAATATTGGGTTTATTTCCAAGGGCCGACTGCGACTTCATCAAGTTGGTTCATCAAAGACGCTGTTAATATTGCGAACATGAACTTGGACGGAGAAATCTATCTGAAAAACGATGAAAAAACAGTAGACTTTTTTCATCGTTTTAAAGTTATCAAGCTTGCTGGAAAGCGGTGGGAAGTGCAGGCTCTTGACACTATCTCTGTCCCGGGCATTATCGAAGTTAATCTGAAAGAGACGTTCCAGGACAAAGTAAGCGAGGTGGCTGACGTGCTCCAGGCTTGCGAGGCAGACCCAGTTATGGGGCTTAATCTTGTCGAGCAAGATGGAGAGTACGGTTATGAGGTAAGAGGTTCTTATCTCAACCAGGACCGCAACTGGGTCGTCGAGGGAAATGACCGTGTACGCATCAAGAGCGTGAGCGAAGATGGGCGTTTCTGCACGGTGAGAGTGCATGATGGTGCTGTCGATGGGTTCACAGTCAAATATGGCACACATGATACTTGGTATGTTAAAAAGGTGCAGATTAAGTGCTGTTGCACGTCTATTGTCGGTCCGACTGTCGTGTATCCGTATGATGTAGTGGAGTATAAACTTCGAGACTCAGAGAAGCATGGGACTTTCTATGTTGACGGGGTCGATACAAGACACGCGAAAGTGATTGAGCAAAACGGCAACTCTTGCAAAGTAGAGATAACCGCGTCAAAAACTTGTGAGTTTCTTCTTAGATGCCAGACATCTGACGACGGTTATTTTGAGCATAAAGTCTCTGTCAGGTCTTTTTAAGGAGGGGAACCTATGATTTATAAAGCGACTAGCCTTGCAAAAGACTTTGACGTGTCGTTCCTCTCCATGGAGAACGACAAAGAGGCTATTGTAAGGAAGTTGTTTGTTGAAAGCAAGCCATATAGCGATTATCTCAAGCGCCTTTTGATTGTCAGTCAACCTGACTGTCTTGATAACGGGAAGCACCAGTATCAGACTATGATAGACCAAATCTCTGTGTCTAAGCTCAAGGCGGAGGGGTACATTCGCTTCACCCCGACTTTCCCGTTTGAGGAGTTTGAGGAGTCAAAAAGCTATATCTTCATGACTTTTAGAGATGTTGCGCCATCTGTCAATCCGGAGTTCACCAACACGTCTATCGAAATCATGTGCATCTCGAATTTCAAGAACTGGGAGCTTGAGAACTATGCCGTTCGTCCTTGGAAGATGGCTGGATATGTGAACGGCATTCTAAATAA